GTTTCATTTTCTTAGACGATTCTAAGCATTTGAAATACAAACACCCAACGCTAGGCATAGTGCAAACCTGCAGTAAATCTCCTAGCGACAATTATGCACTGGCACAGATTAAGCGACAATGCAGAAGATCAGTGGCAGCAGCGCAGTGATACTCAGGGGGCAGTTATTTGCCCCCTTTTTTGTATACCCCCGATTGCCGAGCGGGTCCCATCTAGCGTACTTAGTCTACAAAGTGTTACCCACGATCGATAAATATTAGTGGGTCCCCCGTATATAAAAAATCCGCCAGGTATGAACACGCGAACAACCCCTTTAGAGGAATTTAGTTATATTGGTATATGTCTAGTGGAGGTAATACGGATTATGGGATTAAATGTATATGAAAAAATCCGCCCAGTAAAAAATGACTGAAAAACCCGAGGAGAACCTAGAGATCAGGTATAAGACCAAGGATGGCACAATTAAGGAGCAAAGGTTTGATGACTTCAATGAATTTGCCGATGCCATCCAAGATGCTGCATTAGACTACTATGCGGGTGCTGAGGCAGCACCAGAGATGGATGTTTCTGCAGCATTTGGAGCATACGGCATACAATATAAGGAGAGTTTTAAAGATGGATCAAGACTTAGAAGCGAGATTGAATTCCTTGGAGAAGAGACTGAGGGATTGTGAGGAACCAGGGACCTTATATTATTGCCGCCCTGGATCTGATGACCATGAGAAACTGGCAGATTTTCTGAATGATGCTTATATCCAGTTACAAGAACTAAAACAAGTAGTTGCAGAGCACTTAAATGCCACTTCTAGTCACACCAGCAACAGTTGACACAATATCAACGAATGCGACCTGTACATTTGCGCCTGCTGCAATTGGTGGGTCACCGCTAACCTGTGGGTTGTTTATGGATAAGCAACCTGTGAAATACTATGTGGCAGGCACACCAGTAGCACCAGTTCCTGGAGTACCAACGATACCTAGTGTGCCATGTGTGGATCCCACAGGCGGTGCGAGGATATTGAAACCAGTGAATAATAAGTCAGTGTTTTTCAATAAGTTACTACCAGTAGTAAGTGGAGACGAGGCATTTATTCTGGGGACTGCAAGACCGCTGATCGGACCTTATGCACCGAGTTCAGTAAAGATTGCAGTCCAACCAAGTTCATGATATAATATGTGTGTACACACGGAGGCAATTCCATGGCAATGATGAAAGGTGGCAATTACATTGAGGGCAAACCCAAACTGACTCGACAGGGATCGGGGAAGAACACAAAGTATGCTGCCAGTAGTCGTAATAAGGCAAAGAAGCGTTATCGTGGTCAAGGTAAGTGAATTAGAGGGATCAAAGATCTATCAGATCGATGATTATTACTCTGATCCAGATAGTGTTGTTAGAAGTTTTCTAGGGGCACTACCTGGGTTATGGAAGTCTGATCAAGCACGATCTAATAACGGGGTATACTTTGAGGATCGTAGACATGACGTGTACCACTCTGATTCCATACAAGTATATCAACATCTAAGTGAGATTTGTGGGCAGAGACCATATATTGATGGTCAAGTTATTACAAATCTCACTAGATTCAAGAAATGTGACTTCAATAACTATGGAGACAATTATTGGTGGCCACATAAAGATGCTGGGTATACAGGGATTATATTTTTGAATAACAATCCTGGAGATATTTCAGGTACAAATCTTTATGCTTCCAAGGTTCTCGATGATAAGACGGGAGTCAATGAGCACGAAAGTCCATGGCGATCTAAAGAATCTTATGATGTGATACATAGATTGGAACCAAAGTATAATCGACTGTATTTGTTTGATGGTAAGAAATTTCTCCATGGAATGAATATAGCAGACGATATGTATTTTGGTGAAGAGTATCGACTGAATCAAGTTTTCTTTTTTACCAATGGGCAGTATTGAAGCATGGATTGAGCACATCTCGGAGGGGCGTGAGGAGTTAGGTGGTCATGCCATCTGTCCTTATGCCCATTCGGCGTCTATAGATGTCACTAGGTGTAAATTGGAGGAAGTTGCTCTGAATTCAGACGCGAACGCTGATGTCATGATATTTGATGTTGGTGACGTTAGTTTAGCGGCATTAATGCAGAGGGTGTCTGAATTATCGATGATGCACCCTGATTACATGATTTTGGATGATCATAAGGACGAACCAACATATATCAATGGTGTCCAGAGCAATTATGGTGAAGGAAATTTAATACTAATCCAGAAGAGAGATAAATTAGAGAGTGCGAGGGAAACCTTGCACAAGACCGATTATTACAAATATTGGTCACCATCCATGTATAGGAGAATAGTCAATGGACAAACGAGTAGACAAAGGTCAGGACTTTGAGAAATCTGGTATGACATTGATTACCGAAGTTCAAAGTGATTATTGGTTGAAGAAAGCACAAAAAATGAAAGAAGCTAAGGAGTTTCTTGCTCATGCTGAGTGGGATGATGGATTTGTTGGTAAGTGACTAAATACTAAGAGGTAAACTCTACTAATAGTGGCAACTTTCCAATCGTTCAAGGATTTGAGCATTACGTTCAAACCTCATCCTGTAACTGGCGATTTAGTCGTCAAGAAGGATGATGCTGCAATTAAGCAAGCGATTGTTAATCTACTGTTGACATCAAAGGGCGAAAGACCATTTGCTCCAGATTTGGGGTCTGATCTTCGCACTTTGATGTTTGAACCCCTAGATGTAGCAACAGCAGGTGAAATTTCTTCTAACATCAGGGAGACATTACGTAATTACGAACCAAGGATTTCTATTCTTGGTATTGAAGTTGATGCAAACTTTGAAGATAATGGGTTTGATGTAGCACTTGAGTTTGAAATTATTGGTAGAGAGGATTTTCCAGCAACACTAGAATTCTTCCTAGAGAGAACTCGATAAATGCCATACGTTCAACTATCAAACCTAGATTTTGAAGACATCAAGACTGCTCTCAAGGAATACTTGAGATCGCAGCAGGAATTTACTGACTTTGATTTTGAGGGTTCTGTCTGGGCAAACCTTCTCGATGTATTAGCATACAACACCTACTACACGGCGTTTAACACCAACATGGTGGTAAACGAGACCTTCCTTGACTCTGCGACCCTGAGGGACAATGTAGTAGCACTAGCAAAGCAGTTAGGATACACACCAAAGTCTGCAACAGCACCCAAAGCGGTGTTGACTTTTAGAGCAGTGTTTCCTAATATTGCACCTAATGAGATTATTTTGAAGCGTGGTACAGGATTTACCGCAACATATGATACAGAAGCGTATAATTTTGTAGCAGTTGAGGACATTAAGGCACAAGTTGTAAATGGAACCGCAACTTTTGATCAAATTTCCGTATATGAAGGAAACTTTGTCACTGATACGTACACAGTTAACGCAACTAAATCGAACAGATTCGTAGTTAAGAACCCATCTGCGGATATTTCTACGCTAAGAGTGCGCGTTTTCCCATCAGAACAGGCATCTACGGGAGAAGTATTCGCAAGAGCGGAAAATATTCTATCTGTTACGGGAGAAAGCAAAGTATTTTACGCAGAAGAGATTGAAGATGAGCAGTATGAGATCTTCTTTGGTGATGGTGTTTTAGGCAAGGCACTAGAAGCAGGCAACTTAGTAGAGATCACATATCTGTCTACAAATGGTCCTGCAAGCAATGGTGCAAGAGCATTTACCTTCAACGGCGTCTTGGAGGACCCACAAGGGTCTTCTAGTTACAATTACACTATTTCCTATACATCTTCGACAGATCTTGCTGAGGCGGCAAATGGAGGCGCTGAGGTTGAATCACTGAAAAAGATCAAATTCAATGCACCTAAGTTCTTTGGTACACAGAACCGCGCAGTTACTGCTGATGACTACGCAGCAATTGTTCGTGAGATTTATCCTGCGATTGCAGACATCATTACATTTGGCGGAGAAGAAGATGATCCTCCTGAGTATGGTAAGGTAAAGATTGTCGTCAAACCATCTACCGCGTCGAGATTAAGTTCCAGAACCAAACAAGAGATTGTCAATGGACTTAAACCATACATGGTGGCATCTGTTATACCTGATATTAAGGATGCTTCCGTTCTTTACGTTGAATTGATTTCTAGAGTCATGTATGACAAGTCTGTAACTAATCAGACTGCTGCTGAAATCAAGTCTAAAGTAATCTCTGGTCTTGAAAAGTATATTGCATCCTCCGATACAGAAAAATTTAATGGTAAGTTCCGATATTCAAAATTTGTTGGCGTTATTGATGATGCTGATCGTAGTATCAATGGTAATCTCACAACTATCAAAATGAGAAAGGATTTCTATCCTAGAATCAACAATAAGTTCTTCTATGAAGTTTGTTTCCAGAACGCATTTGATAACACTTGTGACGAAGATGTAATTGTACAATCGACAGGGTTTACAGTTAGTGAATATCCTTTGGACACAGTGTATCTGGAGGATCGCGCTGGCAAAATGGTCCTATATAGAATAGACTCTATAACTAGTGAAAAAATTGTTCTCAACGACTCTGTTGGAACAGTAGATTACGAAAAAGGTGAGATCAAATTATTTGATTTGACGATTATTAAAGGCAGTTTCTTTGATAATCGTATTGAGATCAGATCCATCCCTCTCAGCAATGATATTCGTGCTGTCAGGGAAGTATACCTTGACGTAGATATCCCCAAGAGTTTGTTCACGATTACCGCAGAGTAAGTTTAAATGGTAGAGACCAGAAGAATATCTACTCTTATTGAATCTCAACTGCCTGAGTTCATTATCAATGACTATGAGAACTTCTCAAAGGTCGTTGAAAAATACTATGAGCAGTTAGAACTAAGGGGAAATCCACTAGATGTGATTAACAATATCACGAAATATCGTGATATCGATTTTTATGAGAAAAATCTTCTAAAAGAATCTACTAAACTATCAGCACAAGTTGATGCTGCTGATTCCACTATCCAGGTTGAAGACGCTACTTCCTTCCCTGAAAAAGATGGATATATTGCTATTGGAGATGAAATTTTATTCTACAAGAGTAGGACCGACACTTCTTTCTTAGAAGTATCTCGTGGTGTTAGCGGAAACCAAAGATTAGGTGATTTATACACATCTAGTCAGTTTGTTACTACTCTTGCACAAAATCATGACATTGGTAATAACGTACAGAACATCAGTAACTTGTTCTTGTATGCTTTTGTCAAAAACTTCGAGTCAGACTACTTAGCATCTTTTCCTGAGAAGTATTTAAAAGATAGTGTAGATAAGCGCACCCTGATTAAGAATATCACAGATTTTTATCAGGCAAAAGGTACGGATCGCTCGATACAGTTTATTTTTAATACCTTAATCTCTAATGAGAAACCAAAGGTATTAAAACCAAAAAACAATACCCTAAAAGCGTCCAATTCAGATTGGATTACCACATATTCGCTCAAAGTCCTTGTTCTAGAAGGAAATGCCGAGGATTTAATTGGAGAAACGATTACTCAGAATTTAGATCCTTTAAACAACAAAATTGGTTATGCTTCTGCAGTCGTAGACAATATTTTTGGTGCTGGGTTAGTTGATGGGCGTCCTCTGTATGAAATCTCCATTGATACTTCTACGCTAAACAATGAATTCAATATTGCATCCAAAACTTCATTGACTTCTGCAATGAATCTTGGTTTAGATGTTGGTGATAGGATTAATGTATATTCTACGGAAGGATTTTTACAAACAGGTAGGATTTACATCAATGGAGAAGAAATTCAATATTCTAGTAAGAATGTAGATCAGTTTGTCATTAGTCGCAGAGAGCAAACCAGTGCTTATGCTAATGGCACAAATGTTTATAGTTATTCTACTATTAGTTCTGGCAACATTAAATTGCTATGTTTAGGTGTACTATACAATCTAAACCCAGAAATTTCTTCTCCATATTCGGAAGAGGGAGATTTTGTTCAGATTTCTAAACCAGGATTTATTACTAACGATCCTATCTTGGTTGATGAAAATGGTTCGCTGAGATGGTTCGAGAGCACGGGATTTGGTTCTTCCAATGACATTAATGTAAGTAATTCAATTTCCGATCTCAAGAACAATGTATCTGCTGTTTATAGGGATGAAAACTATTATTATATTGCTAGTTCGGGTATTCCAGGAAGAAATATTCTGTATCCTGATGTAAACCAGACTTTAAGTGATCAGAAGATCCTAAAATTGATTCGTAAGAAACCACTGACGATCACAGAGTCATATAAGACTCCTCAACGTGATGCTGCAATTTTTGTTGATGGAACTCTTGCTTTTTCGCATAAAGATTTTGATCAGATTAAGTTTGGCACTATTACAAAGTTTAACGTTACAAATAAGGGAACTGCATATCTAGATCCTCCAAATGTTCTAATTAACAACAGACCAGGCAAAGCAAGAGCATTCTTGGCAGGAGAAACTGTCGATAGTATTGAACTTCTATCTACAGATACGTTTACTTCTGTTCCTGAAATTACTATTACTTCTGGCAGAGGAGCAAAAGCATCTGCCACTGTAACTTTTGGTGCTATTACTAGTTTACAAGTATTGGAGTCTGGAGAATACTACTCTACACCACCACAAGTCGTAATTACAGATAGATTAGGTAAAGGTAGATTTGCTAATTATAATGCAATCCTTGAAGGAGGTAAAGTTGTAGGATTTGAAGAGGTTGACCAAGGAAAATTCTACACTAAAGGAAATGTGATCGTTGAACTTATTCCTGCAGGAAGAGATGCTCTTGCTACATGTGATATTGTTACTTGGACTAAAAATAGATACGTTAAGCTACAAGATGACCTTGATAACAACAATGGTTATGTTTTCCCTCACTACAATAATACCAGGGGATTTGGTTATGGTGTTTGTGCTAACCCCATTCAACTGAGGAACGAACTGAACGACGATGGAACTGCACACTCTCCTATTTTGGGATTTGCTTATGATGGCAATCCCATTTATGGTCCTTATGGTTATGAGAACCCTCTAGACTCTACTAGCACTATTAATAGGATTCGTTCTGCATATAGAATTAAGACAGACAGAATTGGTGGACCAGATACAAATTCTTATTCTCTGGGCACATTTATCGAAGACTATGAGTGGGTTCCTAGCACTCAAACAGGCAAACTAGAACTAGATGAGAATAATGGTAGATTCTGTGTAACTCCAGAATATCCAAACGGAACTTATGCATATTTTGTATCTATTGATGTTGAAGGAAATCCTGCATTCCCATATATTGTTGGAGACAATTTTTATTCGCTACCTGTAGATTCCAATTACAATGCGGATCTAACACAAGATGATCTTCCTGCTAGAGCAGAAAGATACAGAATTCCAGGAATGGAATCAAATGGAGATGATTCTTTATTAACTATTGAGGAAGTTCTTTCTGGTAATGTAGAAACAATCGACATTGTTGATTCTAGTTCCGAATTTAGAGTAGGCAATAGATTTCAAGTATCTGATGTAGGAACTGAAGGTTCTGGGGCATCTGGATATGTTTCTGCTGTTACAGGTAAAGATATTGTGTCTATGGACTGTAAGTCTTTAGAACCTTCTAATACGACATCTGTTGCTCTAGTAAGATTAACATCTCCAACATACTTGTTTGAGAACGACGTAATCACTCAAGTAGACTCAGATTTTACTGGTATAGTAATTTCTGATGTTTCTAACAGAAGTGAATTTGTTCTAGAGCAAGTAACAGGAACATACGTTGCTGATAAAAAACTCAACTCCTCTAGTAATATTGTTAGTATTCTTATTGATAGAAATGTGTTTTATACTGCAGAGTCTACATTATTACTAACAGATGGCGATGATTCTACTCTTGCAACAGGTAGAATTCTTGAGTCTGTTTCTAATCAGAACTCTGTCAAAGTAGAAGTATTGACAGGTGAGTTCGTTGTTCCCGAAGAAATTGTTGTACCTCACTTCTTACAGAGCACCACTTTAGGAGATTCTGTTGGTGGAGAAGTTGTTACTTACACAGCACTTAGTAAGAACATCAACTCATTTGAAGTTAGAGATGATTTGGTTTTAGTTGAAACTTCGGAAGAGCATAACGTAGGTGTTAATAGTTTCGTTGATGTAGAAGTTACACCAGATGTAGCGCAAACAACTACAGATTATTATGTAAGAAAACGTTTCTATCAAGAAATTACTTTAAAGAAACCATCGTATAGTAGTCTCCTTAAAGATACTGGTGTTGGTAGAGGTGATTTACTGAATGGAGGTCTCGATTACTTTGCTGATACGTATATTGATGTTGAGTTAATTTTCCTTGATCAAAGTAAAGTCAGGAATGGTATTGGATCTGCTGGAGATGCTAACAATGCTAGAGCAACTCTTGTTGTTAGCAACTTTAATGGAACAGGATATGGAAGTGTTTCTGATGTTACTATCACCAGCAAAGGAAGTGGTTATATTAGAGGTGATGTTCTAACAGTTGCTGATGCTGATCTTCAAAGATTGACAACATCAACAAATTCACAAAGACTCGCTTTTTCTATAGATCATGTTGGTTTTGCTCAACGTAATACAGAACTAAAATTAGTTCAAGTTAACAGATTGTCGGAAAATGATCTGTTGTTGATTGATAGTGAGATTGTCAAAATTACTTCCATTGATAGCACTAACAGATCTGTTACTGTAGAAAGAGGACAAGAGGGATCTGTCGTTGTCGATCATTTCAATGATGCAAAAGTTGAGTTATATAAAGGTATCTACAGATTTGATTCTAATGCTAGACCACTAGGAACTGGCGTAAATGATCCTACTATTATTTCTTATGATGAAAATACTCAACGTGTTGTTTTAGCATATGATTACAATGCTCCTTCACCAAGAGAAGTAACTGTAAGTAGTGTCTTCCAAGACAATAGTTCTCCAAGAAAGTCTATTGCTATTGCTGCGTCTATCCCAGGAGAAAATAGGTTAGAATTCTCCAAAGATATTAATTTTGCTACCTATGGTGCTAATACTGATATTAGGATTCAAAAATATTACAAGTATAAGTTTGATACCAGTCACATTTCTATGCAGGGAGTATTCTTAGACTTCTCTGCTAGTAAAACTGGAACTATTTTTACTGAAGAGAAAGAAGTCAGTGGAATTCAACCAGGAAATGCTGGTTCGTTTGTTACCATCACTTTAGGATTTGGTCCTAATATTGCTGGTCAATCACAACAAAGATTCCCTGTAAACTTTGACACATACTATTACTTCATTAAGTCTAATAGTGATGTTAATACTGATGGTGCTGCGTTACAAGTTATTGATGATCCTATTGCTGGATCTAAACAAGTCTTGTTTGCAACTCCAACAAAATTTGTTTATCCATACACAGAAGTTCCTGATTATAATGGCAAAGGAACTTTAAAGTATACTACAAATTCTCCTTTTGCGGTTGGTAAAATTCACTCTGCAACTATTGATAATAAAGGTTCTGAATACAAGAGACTTCCTGTTATTGTAGGATGTGATGTTGATGTTGATAATCAACCAAATTTGAGTGTTATCTGGGATTCTCTAACTCAAACAATTAAAGGAGTAGATATTTTACAAAGTGGTAAGAATTTTGTAAATCCAAAAGCATATGTTAGTAATGGTGACGGAACTGGTGCAACATTTAATGTTGTACAAGATGCTGGAAGAATTGTACGAGTTGATGTAGTAGATGGAGGAAGAGGTTATACTTATCAACCAAATGTAGTTGTCTACGAAGGAAATGTAGAAGCATATTTTACATCAAATAATATTGGCATTCCTAAGAGTGTAAGTATTATTAGAAGTGGTTTTGGATACCACAATGACAACACTTTACTATCTAAGTATACTTCTAACTATGCTCTTTTAATTAAAGGAACCGATAAGTTCTTTAAAGGAGAAAGAGTAGAGCAGAGAAATGGAAATCGCTTGGTATTTGCTGGTTATGTAGCAAATAATGGTTGGAGACTTGGAACCAATATTCTAAGACTTGAAAAAGTTACTGGAGTAGTAGATCTAAATCTACCACTCAAATCTAGCAGAAACTCTTCTGTTGAAGTAAAAGATATTATTACAACCCAATTTGCTCCTGTAATTGAGTCTTATGCTGATAATGTTGGTAGATATACTTCTGATAGAGGTAAAGTTGGTGATAGAAATCAAAGAATTACAGATTCATATTTCTACCAAGACTATTCTTATGTGATCCAATCGAAGACTCCTATTAATACATGGAGAGATCTCATTAAGCAGACCACACACCCTGCTGGTTTCTTGATGTTTGGTGAGGTAGTTATTGAAAGTGAGCAGCGCAGTGAGATGCCAGTTGCTCAACCCAAATCTGATAGAATTACATTTATTGAGCTTCCTACAAAGAGTATTACATCTACTAGAAAGTCAACTAAGATTACTACTAGTACTGTAAGAGTTAGAGACACAAACCTACGTAGAGGTGTTGGTAGTGTTGCTATCAATGAGTATGACACTGATGGCATCCTTTCCAAGGAACTAATCCTTGCACAAGACTTTGATGGTCGATATGCAACTCAAGCAGATTATGTTGGATCACTTAAAGGAATTACTAGAGCAGGCGATGGTAGTCTTGATTCATTTGGATTTATTTCTGCGACTAATGGTGTCCGTGTAGACCAAGGTGAATATGGTCACTGGATCAAATTCAAACACCTTAGTAATACCAATAGTCAACCTGCTCTTGCTCCTTTTATTGATGCAAGCTCTCCTGCCCAATCTTGGTCAGGTATCGCCAATTATTTAATTCTTCCTGATGATGAGTACGTAACCTCTGGAGCAGGAAACTTTGATTTAAGCAAGATCCAAAGAATGTCCATTGGTTTCTTGTTCGATTTTGGTGAATTACGACGCGGAAATCCACCAACAGATAAGTATGAATTTGGTGCTTTTATTGTATCCACAGAACCTGACCTTTCTCAGATTGCATCTGGGTTTGAAGTTGGCGATACTATTGTATTCTATGAGAACTCTGCATCATTTGTTGAACTAGAAGTTGTATCTGTAGATGCACCTGCATATCATCCAGAGTTGGGTGTTATTGGTGATGGCAATGTACTAGGAAGAAGAACATTCCAATTGTTGGACAAAGCAAATAATCTCGCATATAGTCCTTATAATGAGCAAGAATTGTTCCTTACTCTAAATGGAGTCGCTCAGGAACCAGGAGTAGCGTTTGAACTAAATGGATCAAACATTACATTTGCTCGTGCTCCCCTTGGACCTCAGTATCCTGTCACGGGAGAAAACTTTGATGATACCTATACTACAGATCCTACTAAGTTTGTCTGTAAGTCATTCAAGTTTAAGAATGACACATTTAATGCTAAGTATCTCAGAAAACTGCAAGATATTTCTGATAGATTTGATGGTATTACTACAGAGTTTGAATTGGTGTGGGAAGATGGATCTATTGTCAAGACTGACACTAAAGAAAATCTACTTCTCTTTATTAATGGTGTTCTGCAAGCAGCAAACACCGCATATACTATTGTCAGAAGTGCAAATGCATCAGAAACAGATATTGTAAGGTTTATTGAACCACCAAGAAATTTCTATGATGTTATTGGATATACTCCAGAACAACTAGATCAGAAAGAATACTTCTATGGTTATGGTGTTGGTAGTTATGATCGTTTGAGGATTGATGAGAGACTAATTCCTTACAGAGGCGATGGTCCTTATTTGATTTTTGACGAAGAAACAGATACTGTCAAGAACATTACTGATGAAGATTTTGTTTTGGTGTTTGTTGATGGTGTCCTTCAGGCACCAGGAACATACATTTTAAATGGTCCTAATATCAGATTTAGTTCTAATCTACAAAAGTATAGTCCTGAAACAGGAGAATCTGTTAGCAGCAAAGTAGAGATGATTTCTTTGTTTGGCAGACAGGTTCCAAAAACTATGTCTGCTTATGATTATGATAGAATTATTTACAGAAATGAAATTGTCATTACAGCAACTTTAGAAATTACTAATAATCCCAATGGCAGTAATGAGTATCTAGAGTGGCAAGAAAACTTTACTGGATTTGATCCAAATAGTATCAAGAATGTATTTACTTTTGATGATGATGGCAACCGACGTTATATTGGTAAGCTAAACAAAGTCGTATTCAATGAACTTGTAGATGGATCAACAACTGGTCTTTCTAAACCAGGAGTTCTTGCACAAAGATTAACTCTTAAAGTTCTCAATGCTGCTAACCTAGAGTTTACGGCAAATGAGTTTATTCCTGGCGTCAGTGATGACGACGAACTGAGAATGAAGAGCATTTATATTAGCGACGAACCAGGATTCACTAATCCTGTTAGTTTTAATGCTAACTATCCCATCTATAGAATCGATTGGGAATACAGTTTGAATGCGGATGGCGAAAGAGTTCTCGTTCAGGACATTCCTGACTGGATTAAAGGATCTAAGCTTGGCGATGATGCTTACTTCAACTTATATGAAACTTTAGTAGACATCGCGCCTGGCGATAAGATTATGATCGATGGTGAGTCTGAATATAGAGACATTCTATACATTCCACCTGAAGTTTCGGGCAGAAACTTTAATGCGGGTGCAACTGCTAAGTATGAGCATTATAGTCGTATTGAAGTCAGTAATTACAACGATACCACAAGAGGTGAGGGTCTTAGTATCAATTGTACTATCAGTGATGGTGTCGTTACTGGAGTTGGATTTAGTGATCTTGAGTGGAACAAAAGAGATCTCAAACTTTTCTTTGATACTGG